ACAAGGGCACCAGAGGCATATGCAGAAGGCCAAACACTATATCTGGACTTTACCTTATGATAGCAGGCATCTTTAGTACCACTACCCTTACCTTTTTTATCTTTTGCTTCTGTTACTTCTACTTCTTCTTTTTTCATTTTCTTTTTATCAGTAGAGACATAAGTTGGTTTTGCGGCACCAGATTTTTGTTGTTGTCCTGGGTCTGCTTTCTTTTTTCTTTGGCGGCAGAAAGTCTTTCTGCCTTACTCATGCTTGCTCGTTTTGATGATGAAACACATTTTGGTGTTCCTTCTCCTGGTTCATCACTGGCGCAAGTCCCACCTGTGACGACATTGACCCATCCACCTTTACCATCTTTTGATTTGGATCCCTTAAACCATTTATGAAGCGATCCTTCACTGACTCCTCCATTAGAGCCACCATTAGAACTCCCGTTCCCATCTCCATTGCCATTTGAGTGATTTCCATTTCCATTTAGCGGTTTATCAATACCAACTTCTTCAGGTTCTCTACCACCACCAGAAAATCTAGCAGTCATTTTTAAACCTTTAGAAATTGGTTTACATTTTTTGTCTGTATAACAGTAATAATAACCTGCTTTACACTTTGACATTGTTTATTCTGGACCTGTATTATTATTTAGAAAACCTTGTTTTAACATTTTTTGAAGTTCTGAAGTGGATCCAACAAATACAGCATTGTTAGTGACATTATTTGTTGTTTTCTTTCCATCTTCTTCAAGATCTTTTATTTTCTTTTGGAGATCCGCCAGTTTATCAGTTGTATCGGCAACACTTTTAATTAATTGACCTGCAACTTCATATGCTCTGGGACTACCTCCTTCACCAGCAAGCTCCATTATACCATTAATTGCTTCTTGTCCTTTCTCAATTAACGAGTATAAATTTGCTCTTGTATATTCGTAATCTTTTTGAATATCTTTATTTTCTGGGATAATTTCACCAGAAACTGGCACAATATCATTCATATCATTATCAGTCATGATTTATTAAACGTCAGTTTGTTGAGTTGGACTATATGTTTTAGAATCTGTAAAGAAAGTGGTTGTTTCATTAAATCCAAAATCATCATCTGCTGTTAGCAATGCATCATCTGCTTCATTTATAACACCATCATTATTCTTATCAGTTAATGCTTTTGGTGTTGCAGTGTATCTCACTTCACGTTTGGCAGTTTGTGTATTTGTATCTGTATAATAATCAACCTGAACTTTTTTGATAAGACCTTCAGAACTATCAGCAACAGGACCGAATAGATATGTTTTAGCAGTAAATCTTAGGGTATAAATTAATGCTCTTCTCGTAGAAAAGTCTCCTTCATAATCATCTTGAAATGATATGCTATCTAAAACAATGGGAACATCTCTTTTTTCACCAATAGAATTAATCAAATCTATCGTCACATTAAATGATGGTTGGAAATAAGGTAAAATTTGTTCTACTATTTGAAGTGCATCATCATTTAATTTTGAAAGAATATTGAGTTCAAATCCAATATTATATGGAACCGGCATAAAAACTTTTTTTACGGCAGAAGTATTTTTATCAACTGCTTTAAAAGTTTGTGTAATACCCGTTTTTCTTGTAGAGTCATATTGAATATTATTCATTTCAAATGACATTCTTGGAAGAGTAATTTGAATTGGTTTATTCAAATCTTCTTGTTGTTCTAACCTGGCAAGAAATTTTTGAGATGGTCCATACGCCAAAGGAACTTTTAAATCACTATAAGTATTTCCAGATGCATCATCATGTCTTATGTAAATTTGATTAAACATTGTGCCAAAAGCAACAATTGTTTTTCTCATTATTTCATGATAGTAATAAGTCCCTAACATTAATATGTACCAAATGGGTTAGTTTCTGTAAAATCCAGAAAGGTGTCTGCTAATGTTTCTATTTGCTCACCTTTATCATATTTATCAGCAAATTCTGCAGACTGAACAATATCGACAGAATATTTTGCGGACGATGCCGATCCAACAATAATATCTCCAGAAACAAATGTTCCATTTGTTGTTCCAACCTTAAGAATATTATCTGATTTATTCCATGTTTTAACTCTAGCTGTTGCACCAGAAATTGAACCTGTAACAAGTTCATTAAAGACAAATGTTCCAATTCCAGTTAACGGAGGATCTGCTATCGTTACTATTGGAGCAATAGTATACCCAACTCCTGGATTTGCAACATGAATCGAAGAAATTGTATTTCCTATAGAAACATTTGCTTTTCCAATCGAAGTTGTTAATCCGGAAGAAGAAAAATCTTTATCTCCAATAGTATTTGCAATACTTACTGTTGGTGGTGTTATGTACCCACTACCAGGATTTGTTATTGTAAATCCAGTAACAGCACCATTTGTTATAATTGAATTTGCTGTTGCAGTGGAACCAATTCCTGTTGAAACTCCAGTAACTTTTAAATATGCATTATTATCACCACCAACAATTTGAAGAATATCATTTACTGAATATCCCTGACCACTATAAACAATTGTTGGTTTTGCTCCAATTGAGGTAGAACCAGTTTCAATCTCCACATTTACTCTTAATCCATTTCCAGATCCACCTGAAGTTGGAAAATTACCATTAGAATATCCTGAACCATAAGGAAGATTTTCTAGATTTCCTGTAAAATCGGATATTTCAAATTCACTTACGACTCCTTCTCTTACTAATGGACCATCTATAGTAACAATTGGATTAGTTTTATAAAATGTACCACCTGTTGATAAATTAAATCCTGTAATAGTATTATCAGAACCAACTATAGATGTTGCTGCTGCTCCAATAAATCCATCAGGTCCTTCTATTGTAACTACTGGTGGAATTGGATATCCAGTATTTCCCCCTTCAAAAATATTGGATTCTGACATTTCAAATCTAACTACACCAAATTCTGTAGTTTCAATAGAACATGTTGCTATTGCACCTGTTCCACCTCCACCTATGATTGATATAGTAGGTGCTTGCGTGTATCCAAATCCTGCATTTGTTAGTATTATTTCTTTTATTGATTGAATATTTCCTGATGTTGTTGTAATTGCAACAGCTGTTGCATTTGCAATAATATTACCATTTATACTACTTGGAGAAGTTGATATAGAAACTATTGGTGTTGATGTATAATCATATCCATCATCATGTAATAATATTTGTCTTATATACCCTGTTCCAATATGAGCAATTGCTTCTGCTGTTGTTCCAGCTCCAACCATCAGTATAGAAGTAATGTATCCCTGATCTTCAAGAACACTATCAATTTCCTCTGTGGTGGTACTGAGTTGATCCCATCCACCGAGTTCATCTGAGTATTCAAATAATTCGCATTTTAATTGATAAACATAATTTTTCCCTAATTGATAAAAAGGTTGTTCATGTTCAACAAACTTCACCTCAAATAATCTTTCACCCAATGGAAAATATATTAAATCACCTTCTCTTGGTCTACCTATTACATTAATTTCATCAGGATTAGTAAAATCTAATTCTCCTAAAAATGGAGTAATAAAATCTTCAAATCTTTCTTTTGAAATGGTTATGGTAAGATCATCTTTTAAACTCATTCCAAATTTGGTCATAATATCTCCAGCACCACCATATCCCTCATATGTATTCACATATGCTTCAATAGCAAAATTATCATCAAATTTTGATGATTGTATTTCATTTAAGATATTATCTTGATTTATAATTTTTCGAGGTAGATAGATAACTTCAACACCATAAATTGTGAGTTGTTCATTAATCAACTCTTGAATCAATCTTTGTTCACTTTGTGAACCTTGTAAGAAAAAAGGATTAAGTGCCATTATCCAATAAAGTCGTAAGGTGGTAATTCATAATCTTGCATCATTTTGGTTTTGAGATTATCTATTTCTCTTTCAGCATCTTCATAAATTTCTCTACCATTTAATTCAATTCCTCCAGGAAGTTTAACTCCTCTAAACTTAATTAAATTTTGCCCCCATTGCCTTTTGATAAGTGCCGTAAGATATTGTTTAACAAAACTATCGTTAAAAACTTGATTAAAGTTTGCAGGATCAAGTGCTCTATAACAATCAATTACTAAGTAAGTATCTTTTGATTGAGCACTCCAATCAAAATCTAGGTATAATCTATCTTGTCTTTTATTAAATCTAATTTGTTTTTCTGTGGTCAGAAGAAAATCAATATCCTCAAGATAAGTTTTTGTCATAGAATATTGCAACAACTCAACAGAATTAAATTGATACAAATCATTTAAAAATAATTGATATTTTATACTAAACATCCCACCAGAAATAGAACTGGTGTCAAATTTAAATATTTTTTCAATACCAACAACTGAATCAGGAACTTGAAGATAATTTGAATTCTCGTAAAAATTAAAAGTAGTAGCTGCTCCAACAATAGTGGAAGATGCAGATGTTGTTACTATACCAACTCCTCCAGAACCTCCTGCCCTTCCTCTGTCAATATCATCTTGGGTAATTTGATATTTGAGATACATTCTTTCAACACCATCATAATGTCTCTCATTATAAAATTGTATGGCATCATCTACTAAATCATCTATCTGATCATCGTCAACATTAATTTCTAATACTGGAGCACCAAGTCTCCTAAGAGAATAGTCAATTAATTCTTGTCTGGTACTTGGTTTTGCCATCAGAATGATCCTCCATCTATGAGTCCGGCAGTTAATGTTCCATCAACAAATACATTATTCTGGAAAGTTGCCACTCCAACATATGTAGACACTCCGGCAACACGCAGATGTCTTCCAATGAGAGCATCATTTGATAGAAATAAATTTTTCCAATTTTGAGAATTTGATCCTAAATCATAAGTATCATTTATATTGGGTATGAAACTTGAATTTACGTCAGCATTAAATACGACATTATCTCCGGCACTATCACCAATACTAATAGTACCATTTGTTCCTGAAGAAAAAGTAACTTCACCAATAAAAAATGAATTACCTGTTACAGATAATCCACCACCTACAGTTACATTTTTAGTAACACCTAGTCCACCATCAAGTTGAACAGCACCAGTATTTACATCACCAAGAATATTATCTGTTACATTTAAAAAAGTTGTTATTCCGGAAAATAAAGATGTTCCTTCAATTTCTAAAGTATCTTTTACAAATAAATCACTACCTACAAATAAATCACCTCCAGTGGTTGTAATTCCACCACTAGAATTGAGTGTTGATATTCCAGAAACAATTAAACTTTCAAAGTCTGCCGAACCATCAATTTCGATAGAATTTGCTGTAAATGTTATTCCAGTTCCAATTTCTATCGTTTCATTTATTCCATCAATAACAATTCCAGAAGCACCAAGAACATCTGGTTTAAAAGTTGCTATACCAGATAAATTTAAATTGTTTAAACTACTGATACCAGAAACATTTAGTTGAGTTACATCAGCAACTCCACCGATAACACTAAATGCAATGTCACTTCTCTGAAGACCAGTAGAAGTAACTTTAATAGCATTTGTTTGTCCTACACGAACTTTTATATCTGGCATTATCTGGTTACTCCCTCCCGGACGATTGCTGAACCTTCAACAACCCTTGTTTTAACTCCAAAATTATCTGCAATTAAAATATCATAAACGTATCTACCTGGTTTTAATGTAGATGTTTGAGCATCAGTCAAAGTTATTCTAACTGAGCCATTAGTTGAAGGTTGTGCCACTGTTGGATTGAGATTAACACTTACACTACTACCAGCATGTTTTCTCATCTGTGCCGAAAGAGTAAAATCAGTCAAATCAATTTTATCATTTGATGAGTCGGCTAGATTAAAAATTTGTGAAAAATCAGCTCCTTGATTAATTACAATATTACTAACATATACAGCAGCCATTTACTTCAATATATTGTTATCTAATTAGTATTTAGGGATATATTTATGTAAGTCTATTCAAAATTTCTTTTAAAGAACTTTTAATATCATCAAT